GTTTAATCCCTTTATAGACAAGCTTTTGCCCTGTATGCTTGCCATAACAAACATAATCATCCTTCTTGCACCATGGACCAAGAGGAAACTTTTTCTTATCCCTGTAAGCTAAATCACCTAAAAGAACAACCTTAGCTACCGTAGTTAAGTAATTGATATCATCTACAATCTTCCCAGGTAAGTAAATACCTCCCTTTGTCTTATCCCGTAAGTAAACAGGACGAAGCAATACATGATATCCTTTAATAATAGGTAGATCTTTATCTTCTAATTCAATGCCGTCATCAGAAATCCACTCATCATTACTCATTGCTTTATCCATTTTTACTACTTGCATGTTATTTTTCTTTATCTTTCCTCTTTATTATTATTATTATTATTTAAAAGTCGTCTTGATAGAGCCTTGTCTTTACTATATGATGAAAGTTCTCTTTTGCCCACTCTAAACCAGCAATTCTTCCTACTACATATTTGTAATTAGCATAATCTTCCACATTTCCTGCTATTAATGATCTAGATAAAGTAGCAATCTCCTTATCTATAGCTACATTTAGTTCCTCTACTAAAACCATATTAGGGGGTGTTTAAACCCCCACTTATAGATGGCATTGTAGGAGTTTTACCGTTAAGTTTATTAGATTCTTTTACTAAAGTACCCATTAAATCAGCGGCTTTCATATCTTCTTGTAATTTTAGGTTACCGGCAGAACCAGCTTGTTTTACACCTGCATTCAACTTAGCAATAGCTTCTTTAGAGACACGGTTCTTATCATCTCTATCAGCTTCTGATGTTGCTTTTAAGGTTTCTTTAATAAGATTAGCTTTAACTTGAGCTTCCTTAATCGCTAGTTCCTGCTGCTTTAGCTGAGAATCTGCGCTTGCCTTTGCCATCTCTATCTGGACACGCTGTCCTTCAAGGCTTAGACGCTGCCCTTCAATACCAATACGCTGTCCTTCCAGAGCAACCATCTGAGCTTCAGGTGTTCCAGCAGCCTGTTGAGCGGCCATAGCCTGATTAGCCTGTGATACCTGTTGAGCAGCCTGAGCCATGACCATCTCAATAACTTTAGGATCATTAGGATCAATCTGTTGATCTTGTTGACCTACTTCCATCCCTTGCTGCTGTATCATCTGAAGCATTTGACGCGCAACGCCGTTAACTTGCTCCTGATACTTCAAGATCATATGTTCAGAGATGTTGGCCTGAAGAACAGGAACAATACGCTGCATAAAGGGACTACCGCCATTCAAGGGATCTTGTACATACAAGGTTTTAGCCTGAACATGAGCTTCATGGTTTTGTCCAATGAAAGCCTTAATCTGTAGTCCCTTAACAGCAGCAGCAATATCAGATAGAGGGTCCAAAGGAATAGCCTCTACTTTTCTTGGCATAATTAGGTCTAAATTAGGAATATTAGCAGCACTAAGGATGTTGCGGTTTAGTTCTTCCATGTTAAACATACCTGGAGGGGAACTATTTGCCATCTGAAGGGCCATTTGCCCCATCATCATACGATGAGCATTAGAAGGAATGTTGGGGTCGGATGAAGGAATAACATCAATACGCCCGTCAAAGTCAGCCTTGTAAATCTTTAGGGAGCTATCTGGAATATGACAGAGGCTTTCTTCAGGTAGATAATCATAGTTAATACTGGCTAAAAGCTTAAATTCATCCTTCTGAGACTTGTGGAGCCTCTTATGGATGGCACTGAAGAACTTACTAGATGCCTCTAGGAGGGCCATAGTCGTTCCTACAGGGCCATATGAGGCTGCTTCTGATACAACCTGCTCTGTGCTATCAGCAAACTTCTGTGCAGCGCCTGTAACAAACCCTAGCATCTGAAACAATGTCTGAGAAGGCTCCTTGTAAGGGAGAGGGATGATCATCTTGGTTAGATCATTACCTACCGCCTCAACTTCCTTCCACTCACCTGGACCAATAGGGGTATTATCCCCTACGATACGGACACCCTTAGCCTTAAAACCAGCAGGAAGACTGGCAAACTGACCAGCATCAATCAAGCTACGCATGGCAGCGGTTGCTGTCATGGTCAAGTTACCTAAGAAGTGGATTAAACCAAGTCCGTAGAAACCGAACCCAGGCACAAATCTGTAGTGAGTAAAATATACTCTTTTTTCTTTTCGCGGATCGCCCTGGTCGTAGTTTCTACGGATAGCTAGAACCTTTTGAGATTTCTCTTCTAAGGTCACAATATAAGGGAGGGACAAATCGCCTACACCGTCTTGTAAATGTTCTGGGAGTTGCAAATAACAATGCTGCTCTAATAGAACATACTGTGGATCATTCAGGGAGGAGGAAGAAAGACCCATGATAGAATTCAGTTTGGAAGATATTGCCGTAGGGTCCGGCATACCTGCTTGTCCTAAAGCCATGTCAGCATACATTCCTGCGGCAATGTCACGCTGCATCTCTACTGGGCTTCTATAAATTACATGGGTGTAGCGATTTGCCCTTCGCAGGTCGGTAGCATAATACGAAACATAAAACTGGTCAATAGGGACAAACTCCGATACTGGCCGGTTTAATCCTTTATCAAAATAAACTTTCTTGAAAGCAGACCCAATAAGAGGAAGATGGAATAGCATACGCTCCATCTCCTCAAAATATTCAGGCATCATGTCCGTTAACTGGTAGTTCATAAACTTCTTGATGCGGTCAGCTTGAGCTACAGATTCTTCAGTATGCTCACCAATAATCTGGGTTCTTACAGGACCAGCAGCAGGAAACAATTCCTGAATAGCCTTACTCTGGAACTTAACAGCCGATTCAATCAAAACAGGATGAACAGCCGTGCAAGCTCCTTGGAAAGGTTCAGATGCTTCTAATAGTTTTAAGCCAAGAAGATCAAAGCCTTTCTCAAACATACTCTCCCACTCAGAACGAGAGTCCTTATCTGCCATGTAATTCGTATAAACTAAATTAGCAATGTCACGTAGTTCATCGTCTTCTAAAAATTCTACTAAATTTTTCTGTCCAATATCTTCTTCTTCTTGTAAAAGAATATCAGCATCAGGAATTTCTTCATTATCCTCATCCATAGACCCAAAAGATACAATTACGCCACCGTCTTCAGTGTCATATTCTAAACCAGTATCCTTAGGGTTAAGTTCGTCATCAACAACAACGCCGCCATCTTTCATCTTACTCATTCTAACAAGATCTTCTTGAGAAAATACAGGGGAGCGTAGCCGATTAGGAGCTTCAAATGGATTACGTTCTACGGTTGACATTATATTTTTTTATTCCCCTTCTAAAGAAGTTTAGCTTATCTAGTAAAGATAGTATAGAGAGCTATGCTCCATCTTTCTTGCTTGCTTGATATCTTTTAAGAATTGATCTACCTTTGGCTGCTAAGCGAGCAGCAGAATTAGCATTAGTTGGAACTGGCTCTCCCCATGCATTTGCTGAAAGAGCTAGTCGAGTTGGCTTACCTTTATTATCAACAAGTGGACCACTTGGGTTTGTAAAGAAGCGAGTTAGAAAAGATCCCTTTCGTCTAGCATCTTGCCCTGTTGGATTCGATGCTTTAACTCCTGCTTGAAGGTTCTTACTCTGACCAGAATTCTCAAACTTACGTCTACCTGCTTCTGTCAAACCGCCTTTAGGATTTTTGTAAACACTCATTTTTTAGTTATCTTTCTTTTTTTTTAGAAAAGTAGTTTCTTTAAATTAGTAACTCTTACATACCATTATACTACTAAACTCTCCAATATGCAACCCTTTTCTTCATATTTCTTTTAGGGTCATCTTCCCAGTTAGGATCTTCAGGATGGAGAAGTCTCCAGCTTTCCTTCACATAATGGATAGCCATGGTCATAGCATCAACCTGATCATCATGAGGGGCATAGGGAAAAGACACCAGTTCATCGAATAACTCAGTAGCCCATTCCTTCCCTTCTGGTAACCAGACACGCCCAGACTCTAGCATAGGGGTAGCAGCGTATACTCTGGATATCTTGTCCTTGTCAGGAGAGTATTCCAAGACCGGCAAGCCACTTCTCCTCATATCCTGGATCAAAGACTGCCCTGAAGCCTTCTTCTCTACAACACAGATATCAGGCTTATATTTCTTATACTGCTCCTGAGCTACCTTACGAAGTTCAGGGTATTCAAACCTTTGTCTGACACTCCCTAACAGGATCAGGTTACTTGTGAAGTTCTCTGTATGTTTAGTAGTATCCTCCTCTAAACGAGAGAAGATACCCCAAGTCTGAATAACACTGAAGTCAGCGGTAGTCTTGGTAGAAAAGGCAGTATCATAGGTCTGGATAATAAAATCACACTGAGGGGGAATAGAATGAGGCCACCACTTAATCCACTCCTTCTTGATCATACCGCCTTCATCAGGGGTAGGGTTCTGCATGTAAAGGCTTTCCCAATACTTAGAACCATTGGTAGCCCTGATCTCTTGCTCATCTAACTGTAATACTTCAGTCGTCTTCCACTCAGGGAAGTAACTGGAGCCTTCAGGTAGACCTAAAAGTTCAGCAGACTTCTCATCTAACCAAGCAGGTATCTTAACAACGTGCCAGCAGTCAATGAACCTCATCAACATCCTGTTCTCCATCTTGAGAAGCCAGCCACAGAGATCATCATAGTGGTATCTAGTATTAATAATAATAATAGAACCATTAGGCATCAAACGAGTTCTTAGACCAGAAGGCCACCACTCTTTGATGTATCTTCTACCAGTAGGGGAAATAGCATCTTCTTCTGACATAGCATCATCCAAGATAGCTATATGCGCTCCTCTACCTGCAATCTTGCCCCTAACACCAGCAGCATAATAAGAACCATTCTTATTCGTTCTCCATTTGCCAGCAGCTCTTACATCGGGTCTTAGAGAGACTTCAGGAAACATCTTATGGAAGTCTTCAGTATCTACAATATCTCTAACCGATCTACCGAAGTCGCTGGCAAGCTGGTCAGAGTGAGACACAGAAAGGATTTCATGAGTAGGGTTTCTGCCAATGTACCATGCAGGAAAGAGTTTAGAACATAAAACAGACTTGCTACTTCTTGGAGGTAGAAAGACCATCAAACGCTTGATCTTACCATCTACTACATCCTGTAACTTAGAAGCTATGAGTTCAATGTGTCTACCCATAACCCAGTCGGAGACTAATGTAGGAGCAGTCTTCTTAACGAACATAAGAAAATCATCACTAGCTTCTTTGTTTACTAAGGCTTTCAAAGACCCCCTGAGGGAAGACAAAACATTGCTAGTGATGTCTTCCTTTCCAGTAAGTTTATCTTCTTTTAGTTGAATTGCTTTTTTTGCTAATGATGCCATGTGTTTGAGGTATATAGCACACTTCTTTTAAAATAGCAACAAACAAATTTATAAAAAAATACACTTGCTTAAAATAAAAAAGTGTGTTATAATCTCTTTTATAGAGAGACTATAGAAGAAGATCTATAAAAAGATCTTAAGAAGATCTTAAGACAGTGTAATAGGTTAATATGTTCTTAAAAAGGTTTATTATAAACATATTCTTAAGATATGTTTATAGAGTAACTATATAAAGACGTTTTTCTATATAAAGATATCTTCTCATGGACAATATCCCTGTGGTATTTATGCAACACTTCTATATTTTAGCTGTGTTTATGTGGGGGGCTATATACACACACACACGAAGTGGCCTATTTTTCCTTGCCGGGTCAAAAATACCCCTTTATACCAGAAAAATTAGACCTTTTCCAGGAAACGCAATAAGGCCTTGATTTCATTGAACCTAAAATAGGTGTTGACCAGGTAGCCGATCTATGAGCATATATTGGTTGTCACCGAAAGCACCTCCGCTCAAGGGACAAGACCTTAAGAGGTTTACACCATGTCTAGCAATATCATCTCACACTTGAACATGACAGGCTGGAATTTATCAGAGTATGTCACTGCCGAGATTAAAGCGGCAGGGCTGGCAGCGGTTCATAAAATTCTGGAAAAGCGCGGCTTGGTGCTTGCCAGCGGCACTAAGGTAATCGTGTCCTACAAGCGTCAGTATGGCAAGACCGGACCCTATCAGGCTTCATGGTCGCTCGCTCCGGAGGCACTCGCTAAGCCGATGGCCCCCAGCGATCCCTTTGCCTCTGTCAGGGAATACAACCTTCCCGCTACCAAGCCGCTCGCTGACAAGCCGGTTTTCTCCGAGTATATCACCGCCGAGATCAAGCCGGTCGCTACCAAGCCGGTCGCTACCAAGCCGGTCGCTACCAAGCCGGTCGCTACCAAGCCGGTCGCTACCAAGCCGGTCGAATGGAAAGAAATCCCTGTTGCTGCTCCGGCATTCGACATGGCCTCTGCATTCAATGCCATGATGTTAGCTAACGAAAAAACCGCCAAGCAGATTGCCGCCTTGGCCAAGCGCATGGACGATATGGACATCTAGACTAGACTAGCCGACAGCCCCTAGGGAGAAATCCCTAGGGGTTCCTACTTCCAACAAAGGACACTCTTCCATGAATGAATATGACAACTCTACGGAACTTACTGTTATTTATAAGTTTCCTGCACCGCTCGAAGGACTTGACTATATCTATAGTGAAACATTCCAGATGCCCGCCTATGATCTAGCGTTCTTAAACTTGCCGCCTGTTTTGGCTGCTCTGGTATTGTCAAGCTTCGCGGTGCATATGAGTGCTAAGACTATGCCACATACGCAAAGTATAATTGGACTCAATTATATCGATGTTCTGGCAATTTTTAGCCCAGGCAATCCAGGCTCTATCTCTATCCTGAACCCAGAGGAAGGCCCTTACAAAATCTGGATTTGATCTACACCTAAGGCCCCTGGGGAACGATCCCTAGGGGCTTTTTCTTGCCCTTTTTTATTTTCACCTATCATTAAGATAGTGAGAACGCTGTAGGGATGAGTTAAAATTTAAAAACATAATTATGTAGTTTATGTAGTTTATGTAGTTTATGGTAGTTTATGGTAGTTTATGGTAGTTTATTATTCAAAATTAACCAGAATTAGGTTAATAGTTAACCAGAATTAGGTTAATTTAAGTAGCGAAGCTGCGCTTCTTAATGCTTAGATGTCTAAGGAATAATTGTATTATTAGGGCATATATTAGGACAGTAAGACTGACCTATTAACTATATATTAGGACAGCAATACTGACCTACTAAGACATACAGATTTTAGTTGTAAAACCATTAACCCCCTTCCTCTATATAAATCAATAGCTTAGGATAAGCAATGGATATCTACATAAATATCACTTAGATGTAATATAAATATAATTCCTAATTATCTAACTAAGTATATAAGAAGCTACTTAATAAACTAGAAGGCTTCTTAGACAGACCGGTCTATCCATGTGCTACTACTTGCCGAATTGCTGAGCGATTTCAACGGGTTACAG